AGAAGAGAAGCATCCAGAGCTAGACGGTAAAGGTAATACTAAAATTCAAAACTGAGGAAAACGATGCCTAACATTTTTGGAAAGAGCGACTTGTTCTGGACCCCCGATAGTGTTGAGGACCTTCAGAATTATCTGGAGGAATTCAACTCAAAGGAAAAAAGACTGGCCACAATTATCATGGCAATAACTTGGAACCTAGCCGCGAAGCTATACGAAGAGAAACATGTTGAATGATGGGAGATAAGATGGAGTTTGATTTATCAATATCGGATGAACCTCGAAAGCAACCAAGACTAGTTCTTGTCGGCGGACCTGGGATGGGAAAGACAACCTTCGGTACTCAGTGTGATGATGTAGTATTCATTCTTACTGAGGATGGTTGTGCAGCAAACGTTCCAAAGATTCCAAAGACAGGCAAGCTTGAGAAATGGGAAGACGTGCTGGCTTCAGTAGGATTCCTAATTCGAGAAGAGCATGACAGAAAGACAGTTGTTGTTGATGTCATTAATGCAGCTGAGGCTATGTGCAAAGAGTATATCTGTAACACTAAGTTCGGAGGACGTATGATTCCAGAACGAGGTAAAGAAGGATACATGCAATGGGGCCAAGGCGATAAGCTAATGCACCAAGAGTTTATTCGATTCCTTAATGGGTTAGATATGCTCAGAGAGAATAAGAATATGATGGTAGTTCTACTCGTTCATGAGGGACTTCACCGACAAGGCAATGCTCTTGGCGATGACTTCCTGAAGATTGGTGGAGCAATGCACAAGTATACATGGAACGCAGTGATGGAATGGGCAGACCAAATTGGCCACATCACGAAAGACCATGTAGCTGTGATGAAACAAGGTGACAAAGTTGCCAAACAAAGAGGAAGCAATAAGAGAGTTTGCTACTTTGAGGGTGGACCAGGACGTGACGCGAAGAGTCGTGCAGGTTATGAGATGCCCGAAAGTATTGAGTTCTCTTATGAAAATTATATCAAAGCATTAAAGCAAAATGAAGGAGTTTGAAATGCCAGCATTAAACCATGAACCAGAAAATATTGATGAAGGATTCCCAGAAGGAGTCTACAGCATTCGAGTTAAATACATTGAGTTCCCCCACACTTTTCGTACGGGTAGTACCGGGATGCGTATTCAATTTGATGTATGGAACAGTAATGGAGTTGGATTCCAGACTTGGGAGAACATCGTAACATCTTCACCCAAGGCAAAGTGGAAGCTCAAAGAGCTATGCTACTGTCTAGGCATTGATTTTGACAATCCAGACCTGAAGTCAGAGGACTTTGATGGGAAGGAAGGTAAGGCAGATATGGCCCGAGAGCCTGGCAGTAAGTGGCTCTCTGTGGACAGCTATCTTTCAGTGGATTCTGTTAGTGATAAAGCAGTGAAAGCTGTAGACGCCACACAGGATTCAGTGCCATTCTAGAAGGCGGAGGGGGTGCCTTACTTCTCCCATGTAATTCCTTCTGAGTTCGGTTCTTATCTCCCGATCTCAGATGGCATCCCCTCCCCTCAACAATTAACCGTATTCAAGGAGTCAACATGTCAGAATTAAAGCTGCATACATCGTCACGTATTCACCCAAAGATAAAGAGGCTTAAGCGTAAGTTGGGTGCAGATGGAGTCTTAGGACTTTATAACCTTTGGTGCTTTTGCATCGAGTATCGTGCAGATGGAAAGCTTACTGACATGGACGACTTGGATATTTCGGAGGCGGCAGACTATAATGGTTGTTACGAGACGTTTGTAAAAGTCTTGGTCAACCTGAGACTGCTGGATGCTGAAGGTGGGGTGTATTCAATCCACGGATGGAGCGAATACAACCAGGCAAAGGTAGTAAGCAAGAAGAGAGACGCTGAGTCTTCACGGAACTCTCCCTCTTCTGCGATGTCTGCGAGTATTACTCAGGTAGTTGCGTACTACAGGATGATACACCCCACCCGAGGTAAAAAAATAAAGCCGGGTTCTTCTGACTGGAAGAGGATCCGCAAAGCACTCAATGATGGCAACTCTCCAGAGGAGCTAGTGAAGGCCATTGATGGGAATAAGATTTGCCCTTGGCATCAGAACGTACCAGCAGGCCATAGCATCGAATACATATTTCGCAACCAATCGAAGATAGAGGGATTCATCGAACGGGCAGCCGACCCGAGTCGATATGATTCTAAGCAAGAACAAGTCGGACACCACCGAGGAAGCAGGGAGTTTAGTGATGGAAACCAAGCAGCAGGATTCTGAGGAAGAAAACCCATTCTTAAACTACAGAGAAGATACAGCCGATGAATGGATGCGGGCTGTATACCGAATGTACACTCGACAAAAGCAAAGAGAGGCGGCGGATGCAGCCGAAGGCAGAGAGTTTTGCCCTGTTGAAGAGGGAGCCAGTGCAAGCTCTAGAATCCAATGCTTAAGAATCTGGGGTGTCCCTGAGAGGATTTTAAAAAACCTCGAGATGTTAGAAGAAACTAAGGCCGTTAAGTATGTGAGAGAGTTCAACCTTTCCCCAAGAGAAGGCTGGTGCCTAGTTCTTTCAGGAGGAAAGGGGACAGGAAAGTCAACGGCTGCGGCTGTGTGGCTCTATGAGAATGTTCCACCCGAAGGAGCCCCTACATATCAACGACGTTACTGGTGGAATGGAACCAAGATTGCTCGAACCAATGGCTATGCTAAGGATTACGAAAAGATGATCCAGTCTAAGCTGATGGTCATTGATGACCTCGGAGTTGAGTACCAGGATAAGAATGGTAACTTTCAGCAGCGACTAGATGAGTTGATGGATGAACGATATTCAAATTTCAGGAAGACTATTATCACAACTAATCTGAATGCAGAGGCGTTCAAGGACAGATACGGAGAACGAGTTGCAGACAGAATGAGGGAAGGCTTCGCATGGGGTGGAGGCTTTATGGAACTGGCTGATGACTCAATGAGAAAAGTTAGAAAGGTACTATAAGAATGGACAAAGGCACCGAAGATATACTGGTTAGGATTGCTCAGGCTCTTGAGAAGTTGGCAGGTATTAATGACAACGAAGATCGAGAATGGGAGCAAGAGCTTAGGGCCTCGGCCGCGATCGAAAGAGCCCTCATGGAGGAGGAGTGATGGGTTATGGAAAATATCATGAGCCTTGCTTCTGTGGAGCTTTAGATTGCCCCCACTGTTATCCTGGCAGCTGGAAAGAGAACCTCGCTGATTTATTTGGTGAGAATAAAGAAGAGGAAGAAGAGGAAGAGGAAGAGGAGGGGGAGCAATAGTGGAAGATGACTTCATCTGGAAATTTACCATCCTTGGTAAACCTGTCAGCCAAAAGAACTCTAAACGAGTAGGCATAGCAAAGGGCAGGGCCTACATGTACACACCGTCAAACGTAAAGGTTTGGCACAGCAGTGCATTGCAGCAACTAGGGGTCCAGCTACTAGAGAATGACTATCCGCCTATTCCTGACAAGGCAGAGATGGAGGTTAAGATCATATCCTATCTCGATAAAGGACAGGCGGTTGACGTCGATAACCTAGCGGCAGCTCCTATGGATGCAATGCAGAAGGCAGGCATTTACAAGAATGACTATTGGGTTCGATGCGTGATTAGCTCAAGGAAGAAAGATTGGAAAAATCCTAGAGTTGAGATTGAGATTACTAAATATAAGGGGGATTAAATGAGCAGTATAGAACCGTCGCTCTCCTATGGGCAGTACGACGAAAGACCAAAGATAGGCAGATGCATTACTTACTTAGTTATTATTAGCGCTGTAGTTGGTGTCGCATGGGTTGGATACATACAGGGCAGTGCCCTTGAAAAGGCTACAATTGGAGAGGTCAAGTCTTCGAGTCATGTTATCATAGAACAGAAGCAAGGTGAGACTATGACGATAACGCAAGAGAATCGCCAGTGGCTGAATAACGTTGTTAAGGAGAAGAAGTAATGTTTTTCAAAAAGAGGAAGACTAGAAAGAGGATGCTTAAATCTGACCTAGATACTGTGCATGATATACTATCTTATATTAACCACTCCGCAGTTAAGATCGCCAACATGGGGTCGCAGCACAAGAAGCGACTGATGCTAGAAGGTGACGAGACTGACGGTGAGTATATGGCCATCTGCGATACTGTAACTACGCAGCTCAAGGAAGCCTATGAGACATTGTATTCAATAGTTGAAGCAAAGCAGGAACAATTAAGAGTGAAGTAGGAGATGTGTTGTGGAGAAGGATACTAATACAAACAGGGAAAACAAGCATTTTACAGATAGATGGTACCGAGATCAGCTAGAGGCAAGGATTCCCTGTAAGCTACCTCACTCATTTGATAACAAGAAAACCCAAGCAGTTCGAGAGCTTGTCTACCAGGAATGGAAGAGAGCTAAGAGAGCTAAGGCCATTAAAACAATTGTCATAAGTGTTGTCATTGGGACCGCCATTGCTTTTGCAGTTACGATGTTAGGGTTCAGGATTTAATTTCTGGCATTTGCAGATCTTCATGCCGTTAGTAACTCCGGCTAGAAGTAAACCAAATGTCTGTATGAAGTGGTGGGGTATGTCGGCATCGGTCATTTCGTTGATGCACTCCATTACTTCATGCCAGAAGGTTTCCCATTCTAGCGAGGGCTCTAGTCCCTCTCTTATTTGAATCTCTAAATCCTGAATACACCAAGAGCCGAAGACAAACTCTCCAGGGTCAGAGCAATCAGGAGTTTCAACATATTTAACTGTTACTGTATGAGGCCCAACTCTGATAGTCTTCGGCAGGGAGAGCTTCTTATCTTCCATTGATCAGCTTCCCTTCCAGCACACAGGAACCGTCAACTATCGGGACTGGTACTAGAATCGGAGTACCGTCATTCATAATATAGGCAGTACCAAAGCCAGTAATAGCAAAGCGCTTAACCTTGCTTGCAGGCATATAGTCTTTCATAGCTTCAGGATCACCCAACCAACCCATTGTAGCGCCAGTGATTAGCTCTCCTGTCTGGAGCTTCTTCTCTATAACCATCGCCATTCTATGTGTGTGACCTATGGCAATACTCATGCCTGTTATGTTAAGAGACTGACTATGAGCACTCTTTCCGGCATGGCCAATATCGTGAGCAAGAATGAGATTCCCGATCCTCAAGTGATCGAGGTAGTCGAAATGCCCGAAGCCGAACCGTTCAAAGTCGAGGAGGCCGGGGAGATTAATCATATCGTAAATCTCAGGGGCCTTAGAAGTCAGATACTTATAGACACGGTTCTCGTGGTTCCCCATGATGAAGTGTCTTTTGGCTCTACCAGCAGCCTTATCTATTCGCTTAAGCAGCTCCTTGGCGACTGCTATTTCCTTGGCGAAACTGACAGTTTTTAACGGTGACTTGTCGTGACGAGACAAGCTATAGACATCTAAGAAGTCACCAGTCAGAACAAGGTGATCTGGCTTGAATGCCCTCAGAGCCTTCAGGGCGCATGACACAGCCTTCTTGTCGTACCAAGGGCAGTGAGTGTCGGGCCAGATGAATACCTTTTTAAGAGCCATCC